AGAGGCCTCAGGAGGCGCAGAGGATGGGGGGCGCTCCACTACAAGGGTCTGGGGAGATCGTGGCTCCTACGCGAGACGCCAAAGCTAGGGAGCGATTCTAATGCAGCTCCGTCCCTACCAATCCGATGCCTTGGCGAAGACCGCTGCCGTGTTGGCGGGTGGTGGGGTGCCGCTGGTGGTGGCGCCGACGGGATCGGGGAAAACGATCCTGGCGGTGGCGATGATCGCGGCGAACCCGGGGCGGAGCCTGTTCCTGGCCCCCCGGCGGGAACTCGTCCACCAGACGGTCGAGAAGTTGGAAGCGGCGGGGATTTCTGCCGGGGTCATCATGGCGGGGGAGGATCCCGATTCCTACCGGCAGGTGCAGGTGGCGTCGATCCAGACGCTCTACTCGCGCTTGAAGCGTGGGGTGCTGATGCCGCCGGCCTCGCTGGTGATCGTCGATGAGGCGCACCTGTCCATCGCGCCTTCCACCTTGGCGGTCCTCTCTCACTACACCGATGCCTACCGGGTTGGGTTGACGGCGACGCCGGCGCGTGGGGATGGGCGGGGGTTGGGGATGGTCTACTCGGAGATCGTCGAGGTCACGACGGTCAGGGATCTCACGGAGGCTGGGTTTCTTTCTCCGGCGGTCTACTACGCGCCCTCGAAGCCGGATCTCCGTCACGTCAAGATCGATGCCAAGACCCGGGATTACGTCCCCTCCCAGCTGTCCCGGGCCGTTGACCGGCCCGAGTTGGTGGGAGACATCGTGCAGCACTGGCACAAGCTCGCGGCCGGCCGGAGGACGGTGGTGTTTGCGTCCTCCATCGAGCACTCCCAGCACCTCGCCAACGAGTTCGTCAGGAGCGGGGTGACGGCCGAGCATGTCGATGCCATCACGCCGCATGTGGAGCGGTCGAGGATCTTCGACCGATTCAGGAACGGTGAGACGCAGATCCTGACGAACTGCTTCCTTGCGTCCTACGGGTTCGACCTCCCGGACCTCTCCTGCGTCGTTCTGGCGCGGCCGACGAAGTCGCTGGTTCTCTATCTCCAGATGATCGGCCGGGGGCTGCGTCCCGCGCCCGGGAAGGACCATTGCCTGGTTCTCGACCACGCCGGTGCCGTTCACGAGCACGGCTTCGCGGACTTTCCCCATGACTGGTCGATCGACGGGGAGATGACCGTCTCGGAGCGGGCGGAGGCGAAGCGGAAGAAGACCGGGGAGTCCAAGCCGCATACCTGCGGGCAGTGTTCCCATGTGTTCCGGGGTCAGATGATCTGCCCGAAGTGCGGGTGGGTGTTGCCGCGCAAAGCGACTCCGGTTGCGGTGTTGGATGGTGATCTTGAGCGGGTGAGAGGGGAGAGGGTCCGGGACAACCGCCGGATCTATGCCGAACTGCGGATGTATGCCTTCTCGCGGAACTATCAGATGGGCTGGGCGGCGCACAAGTACAAGGCAATTTTCGGCGATTTCCCCCCGTGGGCGTGGAATGGCGACAAGCTCCTGGTCCCATCTGCCGAGACGGTGGGGCTCATCAAGCATCTGCAGATCAAGTGGGCGAAGGCCCGTGCAAAGGAACAACGTGCAGCGTTCAGTGCTACTTGAGGCGGCCGAAGCCATTGCCAAGGCGGACTGCCTGCTGTTCTACGCGAGGGGGCAGAAGTCCCGCAGGAAAGCCTTGCAGAAGCTGTTCGATCAGGTGATGGAGGACTCCCGTCAGGAGTTGCTTCTCCGAGTGGACCGGGTGTTGGGCAATGATCGCAATCTATGAGGGTCATTTGGAGTGGGAATCAGAAACACTCAGAGTGTTGCGAAACAAGCTCGCGTTGCAGCGCGAGGCCATCGTGCTCGCGCTCGACGCGCTGAGGTTCTACGCGCAGGGTCCGGAGCCGGAGGTTGCTCGTCAGACGCTGGAGGCCATCGAGAGGCTGAAGCGCTGAACTACCGCCAGCTGGGGAATTCCGTCGTCGCGTTCGAGAAAGGGTTCCGGGCGGCGATGTATGGGTGGGGGCCGGATGGTGCGGAGGCTGCGGCGCGGGCGATCAGTTCCAAGCGCGACATTCGGAGACTGGTCCGCGCCTATGAGAAGGGCTTCGACACCGGGGTGCGGTGGATTGCTGTCATGGGTGGGCACCAGCAGGCCATGCGGATTCTGGCGCGGTCGGGTGTCATGCGCGATGCGGCGTATCAGGCCTGGGTGCGCGTCAGGGATCAGGTAGCCAAAGAGCCCTGCATTGATTGCCAGTGGATTTCGGGGTGTGCCAAGACGGGGTGGGCGTGTCAGAAGTTCCGGGTGTGGTGTGGTGAGCGCATCAGCGGGACGCGGCCGATGGAAGTCCCGGATGGGCCCTATTTAGGCGAGAGGGCGGCTTAGTGGATTGAAGATCGATTGGCCAGGATTGCTGACCCTGATGGTCCGATCCTACGGGGTGCCGGCCCCGGTCAGGGAGTTGCAGGCAATTCCCGGGCGGCGGTTCCGGTTCGATCTGGCGTGGCCGGACGTGATGCTGGCGGTGGAGGTGCAGGGTGGCGTGTGGACCCGTGGTCGGCACACTCGAGGCGCGGGTTACACCGCGGACTGCGAGAAGTTGTGTCTCTCGGTCGTCCACGGGTGGCGGATGTTGTGGGTGACGACGGCTCAGATCCGATCCGGACAGGCGGCTCAGTGGATTGTGCGGGCCGGGTGGCCGCATCTCAGAGCGACCCGCAGGCCAAGATCAGGTGCTCGATAGCCTTGGCCAGTGTCGAGTTCCGGGCCAGCCGGTCGAGTTTTAGGTAGGCCTCTGGGGAGAGGTCGATGGTGACCTGCCGGTAGCCCGCGCGGCGGAGTTTCTCCCGCCGGCGGGCCTGGCGGATTGCAGATGAGTCGGCCATGGCGTGGATCATAGCGTGACTGGTGACGCTGTCAAATGAATGGCGAGAATGCAGTGCGGGTGGTGTTGGCGGATGAGGTGCAGTTGATCGACTGGGGGGAGAGTCGGACGTTGGGCCCGTGGGTGAAGCTCCGGCTCAGTGGATCGGATTCCCTGGCGGCTCTCCGAGGGCTCGATACGGCGACTGGGAGGCGGACCGGCCACGTGTTCGACCTGCTTCTCGCGGAGCCCGCAAGCGGTCAGCCGGTGCGGCATGGCGCGGCGGCGGAATCGCTCCGGCTTAGTGGATTCTGTCGGCGTCAGGAGGTCTGGCGGGCCCTGGGAACGGACGATGACTTCCTCGCGTGGGTTCGGGCGCAGCCCTGCGCGGCCCCAGGCATGGGTGCGCGGTCGCCATGCTCGGGTGACGTGGTGGCGGCGCATGTGCGGCGAATCGCCGACGGCGCCGGGACCGGGGTCAAACCCGAGTACTCTGCCATACCTCTCTGCGACGCGCACCATCGGGCCCAGCACCAGCATGGCGAGTCCCGGATAGCGCCCCGGGAGGTGTGGGAGGATGTCCGGATGCGGGTCGTCGAATCATGGGCGTGGGATCGCCTGCGGTCCGTGATGGGAGTCTCGAGCATGGCAGACGCGGACCCGGCGGACGTCCGGGCATGGGCCGAATCCCATGGCCTGACACTACCGGGTTGACACTCTCAAAAAATTCTGTATAGTGCAGGGTCAACAGCCGGATGGTCCGGCGGGGAGAAACGATATGGAACACAGAGGTTGGGTAGCTGACACCGCCAAGGTCGAGCCCGGTGCGTGGGTTGGTCCTGAGGCGACGGTGGACAAGTTTGCTGTGGTCGGAGACGATGCCCAGGTCCGCGACCGCGCGCGCGTGAGCGACGAAGCACAACTGCTTGACAGTGCGGTCATCTCCGATGACGTCATCGTCTCGGGTCGCGCGTGCGTCTACGGGCGCGCGAGACTCGAGGATGATGTGTGGGTTGGTGATGATGCACAGGTCCGCGGGCGCGCGCATCTCAGTGGGAGAGTCCGCGTCCTGGATTCCGCTATCGTCGGTGGCGACGTGGAGATCGACGGGCGAGCCATCATCTCCGGTGATGGACTCGTCGAGTCCGGAGACGATTTCCTGATCGTCGGGCCCATTGGGCCCTGTGAGGATTACATCACCGCGCACCGGGATCGCGTCGTCGGTGTCCGTGTCCGGTGCGAGTACTTCAACGGCTCGCTGGAGGAGTTCGATTCCTTTGTCGAGGAAGGAAACGATGACCGGTACTGGATCGAGTACCGGCGCGCGATCGTGTTGATCCGCGGTCGATTTGTCGCACAGACCGCCTGACCTCGGTCTCGGTTGGATCAGGCCCCCTAGTGGGGGCCTTTTTTTTTGCACCCGCGGCTCCGTGCCGCGGTCTCAGGAGGGGATCAGGATGGTAGAAGGGCGCAGTCAGGCAATGGGCAGAATCCCACGGCCTGACCGCGCCGGGTCAGATCAGTTCCGCCGCCAGTTCGGCCTCGATAACTCGAGCATACGGGTCATGCCACGGGTCGCTGTCGCGGCCGAAGTCTACGCCGCCGATGGCACCCGCGTGGTTGCCATCGGGGTCGATCATGTGGCATATCCACGTCTGCCACGGGTCGGGGTCGTCGGACCATTCCGCGCTGTTGTAGTCGGGGTCGATCTCCCATCGGAACTCGTATCCGGCGTCGGCGGCGTAGGCCTCTGCTTCGGCGAGCGCCTTAGCGCACCGGCGGCGCCCGACCTCTGGTGATTCGTCTCTGCCATGCGACCACGGAGCATGCTGGTAAAAGAATTCGACTGCTTTGGGTTTCATGGGAATTTCTCACTCATCCGTCAGTCGAAATAACGGTCCGCGATCCGGCGGCCGAAAATCTGTCTGAACCTGCGGCGGATGGCATCGCCGGCAGATTCGCCGGGTTCGGCGGATTCCGCGTATCGCTCGCTGTTAGAATCCCACAGCGCCTGAGCCAGGACCCGGCAGACTGCCTTGCGGTACTCGGTCGGGAAGTATTGTCCGGTGCGGTAGTCTACGGCGATGCCGTCTGGTCCCTCAGTGATGGACAGCCGGCTTCCGCGTGCTGCCGCCAAAATTTCTTCGGGTTCGCGCAGTAACATCCAGCTGGCGACTTTCAGTAGTTCACGAGCGTCGTGCAGGTCGCGGGTCACCTCGCGCGATTCCTGCTGGTAGGATTCTGGGCTGTCATAGTCGGCGGGGTGCAGTCCAGGACGCTGTTCGACGAATTTTCGCAGTGCCTCAATGATTTCTTTGGTTTCCACGGTTTGGTTCCTCGGTCGTGGCGGCCCATGCCGCCGTTACCAGTCACGATACACGGATCCCTGCGGCAGTCAATAGGGCAGGCAAGAAATTTTTGCTCTGCTTGCCTAACCTGCTGATTTGTGGGAGAATTTGCCGTATGTGGATGGATGAAAGCCGGCAGATTCCGCGTGCCGAGGCGCATATCCAGGACGGGCGCATATCTGCGGACTGGCGCGGGTATGCGCCGCTAGTGGCCGTCATCTTGCCGGACGGTCATGGGATCGCCGGGGTTGAGATAGACGCGGATGCCATGGCGCGCGGGTTGGATACTGTGGCGTCCTACCCTCTACGCGGCGATATCCTGTATTTGCGCATCGGAGGCGGGCACGTCCACGATCTCAGCGAGGGATTCGGCCGCGTGATTCCCGTAGGGCAGCCTGAATCTTTCCCATCGCGCCGCAGGCCAGGCCGCCCCCGCAAAATCGCCGGGGAAATCACCGGCGCATGATGACCGACCTCCCAGACCGACCTCGCAAAACATGGAAGAGAGGCGCCAGCAGGAAAGGCCGCCCCAACGGCGACGTATTCCGCATCAGAAGCATGATAGGCGAGGCTCTCCACAGAGCAGGCGGAGTCCAGTACCTCGTAAATCAAGCACATCAAAACCCCGGCCCATTCTTGCAGCTGGTCGCCAAGTGCTTGCCGAAGGATGTTGTGACGACGGCCGAGCTCGGTCCGAACCTCGCCGCCGCCCTGCATGCCGCGATGCAACGTCGCCTGACCATCACCGCAAAGCCCTTAGGAATCAATGGGTTGCGTGATGCGACCGATGGTCGGGTCATTGATGGTGCGGTGTTGCCGGCTCCGGCCCCGGAGGCTGCCGGGGCTGCTGCGCCGATGCAACAAGCCGCCCAGGATGGGGGTTCGGTGGGGTCGGCTGGGGCTGGTCCAGAGGGTCCGGGCGCAACTTCCTCCCGAGATTGACAGCCCTGGCGCAAGATTCTGCCACCTCCCCTCGAGCCGGTATGTCAGAATCTGCCAAGGACGGACCGATCCGTAGCATGATCTTGCTGTCCGGCCCACAGGGCGGTCTCCAGGCCGGTCTCCCGGCCCGATGGGCCGTCCCCTGGGCCGATGGGCCGTCCCCGCCGGGCGGATCGTCTGGGGGCCCCAGGCCGGTCCCCCGGCATGGCCCCGCAGGCCGCGCGCGTGGGAGAGGCTATGAGCCGGCCCAGGGGCCCCACCCCGCCCCCGATCCTCTGAGGTTCCTGATCTTGCCCGATCCTCTGAGGTTCCCGATCTTGTGTGCCGTTGTTCTTTGTTGATGTTGGGCTCCCACGATTCCAGGATTTGTTGTGACATAGGGGTCTTATGAATCAGGAGCAGATTGAGGCGGAGTTAGCTTTGTGGTCTGTGGACCCTGAGGCGTTTGTGTGTGCGGTGTTTCCGTGGGGTGAGGGGGCGTTGAGGGGGTACCCTGGGCCGCATGATTGGCAGCGGTTGGAGTTGAGGGCGATTGGGGAGGCGATCAAGAGTGGGAGGATTTTGGAGGATGTGGTGAGGCGGTCGGTGGCGTCTGGGCATGGGGTTGGGAAGAGTGCGTTGGTGGCGTGGTTGGTGTTGTGGGCGATGACGACGATGCCGGATACGCGTGGGGTGGTGACGGCGAACACTGAGAATCAGTTGAAGACGAAGACGTGGGCGGAGTTAGCGAAGTGGCATGGTTTGATGATGCCGTTTTTGAGGGAGCTGACGGAGGTGACGGCGACGGCGATCATGGGGAGGGGGAGGCCGCAGACGTGGCGGATTGACGCGGTGCCATGGAGTTTGAACAACACGGAGGCGTTTGCTGGGTTGCACAATGCTGGGAAGCGGATTCTGGTGATTTTTGATGAGGCGTCGGCGATTGATGATCAGATTTGGGAGGTGACTGAGGGGGCGATGACGGACCGTGGGACGGAGATCATTTGGTGTGTGTATGGGAATCCGACGCGGATCAATGGGCGGTTTGCGGACACGTGGGGGAGGTATCGGCACCGGTGGGCCTTTACGTCGGTGGATTCGCGTTTCGTTCCGGGGACGAATGCGAAGCAGATTGCGGATTGGATTGCCGACTATGGGGAGGATTCTGATTTTGTTCGGGTGCGGGTGAGGGGGATGCCGCCGCGGGCGAGTGCGGGTGGGTTTTTTCCTGGGGAGTTGGTTTCGAAGGCGATGAGTCGGGAGTATTACCCGATGCCGGATGAGCCGATTGTGATGGGGGTGGATGTATCGCGGGGTGGGGATGATGACTCGGTGATTGTGGTGCGGAGGGGGTTGAATGCGCGGTTTGATTCCTGGGTGGTGTTGAGGGGGCATGAGGTTCGGGATTCGATGCGGTTGGCGCAGGTGGTGGTGGACTGTGCCTATCGGTGGCGGCCGGATGCGATTGTGGTGGATGAGACGGGGATTGGGGGGCCGATTGTGGATCGGCTGACGGAGTTGCTGGACATTCCGGTGTATGGGGTGCAGTTTTCTGGGCGGAGTCCGAATCCGAAGCAGGCGAACATGCGGGCGCACATGTATTGGAATCTTCGGGATGCGTTTCTGCGGGGGTTGTGCATTCCGCCCGACAATGTTCTGGAGCGGGAGCTGATTTCGCTGGAGTACAAGCATGACCAGCAGGATCGGTTGTTGCTTGAGGGGAAGGATCGTTTGCGGGAGAAGTTGGGGTTCTCGCCGGACCGGGCTGATGCCTTGGCGTTGACGTTTGCGTTGCCGATCTACAAGCGCAGCCGCTGGACGAAGCCGGTCAAGGTGGTTGGGTTGGTTTAGGAGTGGTCATGAAGAATCTGTCGGCGGGGGAGATTCTTGCTTTGGTGAGTCGGAGCCGGGCGCTCCAGGAGCCTCTGTGGGATGAGTGGGATGAGTTGGCGCGGTATATCCGGCCTTCCATGGGGGGGTTGGTGAGTGACTTCGCGCCCGGGGAGAAGCGCACGCGGGCGATTTATGACTCGACGGCGTTGCAGGCGAATGATGATCTGGCCCACTACATGGCGGCGGGTCTGACGCCGGCGGCTTCGCCGTGGGTGGATTTGTCGTTTCGGGACTCTGCGCTCGACAAGGACGACACTGCCAGGGAGTGGTTGCAGGAGTGTGTGAGGATTCTGAGAGCCGAGATTCTCCGCTCGAACTTCCACTCGGTGATGGGGGAGGTGTATGCGGACATCGGGTGTTTTGGGACGGCGGTGGTTCAGTGTGAGGAGAAGCGGAAGGAGCGGTTCGAGGGGCTCCATTTCGAGGCCATTTGGCTGAAGGAGATTCTGGCCTTACCGGACCAGTATGGGGATCTGACCACGACGTTCCGGTGTTACCGGCGGAGTCTTTCGCAGTGGGCGGAGGTGTTTGGGGAGCTGCCGCCGAAGATGGCGAGGCAGTTGAAGCAGAAGCCCGAGGAGAAGGCGGAGGTCATTCATGCCGTGTATCCGCGGGATGACTATGACAAGACGGAACCGGCTGATGGCAAGCGGATGCCGTTTGCGTCGGTGTGGGTGTCGGTGGAGGACAAGGCCATCATCAAGGAGGGGGGGTACATGGAGCTTCCCCGTTATGTGGTGAAGTGGGCCAGTGCGTCGAATTCTATTTGGGGGTATGGGCCCGGGCATCTTGCCCTGCCTGACATCCGCACCCTGAACCGGGCGGTGGAGTTGGAGCTTTCCGCCTGGGATCGGACGATCAATCGGCCCTTCAAGACCTCGGTGAACAACATCGTCGGGGAGACGCTCGACATGGGGCCTGGGGGACTCACGACGGTGAGGGATGTGAATGCCATTCTTCCTCTCATCGATGGGACGGACTTCTCCCTGACGGCGGTGAAGACGGATGAGTTGCGCGGGGCCATCCTGAGGACCTTCTTTGCCGATCTCATTCGCGAACCCGAAGGGGCGACGGAGAAGACCGCCTATGAGGTGGCGCGACGGTTGGAGCGGGCCCAACGCATCCTTGGTGAATCCATCGCTCACCTCAGGGGGATGCTGAAGTGGCTGGTGGAGAGAAGTTTCCGGGTCCTGTATCGGGAAGGGGTTCTCCCCCCGGCTCCTGAAGGGGTGGGTGGGCAGATCGATGTGAAGTACGTGTCGCCCCTTCAGCTCTCCCAGGAGGCGCAAAGTGTCGAGCAGTTGACGATGTTCCTGGGGGATATCGTTTCGTTGGCCCAGGCCCAGGCGGCGGTGAATCTCCAGCCCGACGTGATGGACTGGGTGGACTTCGATGGTGCCGTCATGGAGATCGCCCGGCGAAGGAATGTGGCGGCGACGGCGCTGCGGAACGGCAAGCAGGTCAGGGAAATCCGCACCGCCCGTGCGCAACAGGAGCGGGTGGCTGCGGCGCTCGAACAGGCCAAGGTCCAGGGTCAGGTAGTCAGGAACGTGGGGACGGTCGATCCCGAGATGGCCAAGGAGATCGGTCGGTCATGAAACTCAAGTACATCATCCACCGGTTCCTGAGTGATGATGAAATCAGGACCTGGATCGAGGGGGAGGCGTTGGGGGTGTCTCATCCGCCGAGCAACGAGATGGAGCTCGCCTGGCGGGAGGGGCGGAGGTCCCTGGCGGTTGAACTGATCGGCATCTACAGAGAGGTTGAGAATGAGCGAAATACCCGAGTGGGCGCAGGGTCTGCCTGAAGACCTGCGGGAGTCGGGGATCATCAAGTCCACCCCCGACATTGCCACGGCCGCCAAGCGGCTGATCGACCTGGAGCGTCACCGGGCTGCGTCGATTGCTCTCCCGAAGGACTCCGATCCCGAGTCGTGGGCGGCTTTCGAGAAGGCCGTTCAGAAGCGGGGCTTCATCCGGGGGGAGGTTCCGGAATCCCCCGACGGGTATGAGGTTCCCGATGATGACATCGTGACGCCCGAGTGGAAGGCTGCCCGACTCAAGGAATATCACGAGATCGGCCTGACCAAGGCCCAGGCCAAGGCCGCCATGGAGCGGGAGGTGAAGGCCCTGAAATCCGCCCGGGAGGGGTTGAGTGAGGCCGACCTCGCCGCCATTGAACGGGCCACCCAGAAATACCAACTGGATGGCTCCCCCCTGTCTCTCATCAAAGCACTCAAGGAAATCGGGATGTCCATGACCGAAGACACGACCAAGCCCACCCCGGGCCCGAGTGGGGGGCTTTCGAGACTCGACATCGAGGCGAAGATCGCCGAGATCAACGACCAGATTCTCAAGTTCCCTTCCTACGACCCCCGGGGACATAAGCTGCTCGAGGAGAAGATGAACCTCTTGCTGGAACTTCAGAAGGCATCTTGACGCCCTGAATCAGGGGGATTAAATTCGACCCCGACTGCGGACTCCCAGAGTCCTGGACCGCTGTCTGATCCCTTCGGGGCGCAGATGGCAGCGAGACGCCTAGCAGAGACCGATGGGTTCCTCTGCGAAGTAATCCAGGTTCTTTACTTTTGGGAGTTCAATCATGTCGAGTTCAATCCCCCAGGCGTTCGTTCACGAGTTCGCGAACAACGTCTTTCATCTCGGCCAGCAGAAGGTTTCGCGGCTGTTCCAGGTCGCGAACGTCAAGTATGCCAGTGCTGAGAAGTTCCACTGGGATACCCTGGCTGCCGCGAACATGGCGGCCAAGGCGTCCCGTCTGGCCGCCACGCCGGTCCTCAACATCGCCCACGGCAAGCGGGTCGCCACTGGCACTACCTACGCGTGGGGTGAGGCCATCGATGCCAACGACGCCGCCCAGGTGCTGATCGATCCCCGGTCGGCCTACACGCAGGCGGCTTCTGCGGCGTTCGGCCGGCAGATCGACTCGGTCATCACCGCTGCCGCCACGGCGACTGCGGCGACGGGTGTCGGTGGTGGTGGCACCGGAGTCGCCCTCCCTGCCAGCCAGCAGATCGGTGGTACGGGTGGTGCCACGGGTGCCGGTCAGAAACTGACGGTGGCGGGTCTGCGCAGGGCGAAGCAGCTGATGGACGAGGCGGAGGTCTCCGAGAATCGCTGGCTGATCCTCAGCGCCAAGTTCCTCCAGGACCTCCTGGCGGTGACCGAGGTGGTGAGTTCCGATTACAACACCATCAAGGCGCTGGTGATGGGTGAGGTTGATACCTTCCTCGGGTTCAAGTTCATCCGCACGGAGCAGATCCAGACCAACACGGGCCCCCGCAGGTGGGTGCTGGCGGTGGCGGAGAATGCCATCGGTCTCGGTATCTCCCAGGACCGGAGGGCCCGGGTGGCCGAAGACCCGGGTGCGTCGTTCGCGACCCGTGTCTATCTGGAGACCACGATGGGTGCGGTGCGTATCGAGGACAAGGGCGTCGTTGCTCTCGACTGCGATACCACGGCCTAAGTGGCTACCGAGCTGCAAATCGTCAACAAGGCCCTCTCCCTGCTGGGGGAGGGCCTTTTGACTGCTGGTCAGTTGACGACCCCGGACGATTCCACGTCCCGGGCCGTTGCGGCCATTCTCCCGTCGGCGAAGCAGGCCGTGTTGCGGGAGACCTCTCCCCAATGTGCGCGGCGGTATGCGTCGTTGTCGAACGCGCCGATTCCGCCTCCCAATCCCGATTTCATCTACGCGAAGGACCTGCCGTCCGATTGTCTGCGGGTGATCCGGGTGCTGGCTCTGGATGAGCCGGTCATCGAGTGGTACGGAGCGCCGGTGCTGACCCGATGGAGGGTATCGGGGAAATACTTGCTGGTGGACATCGAAGGTGTGGCCATCGAGTACACCGCCAACATCTCCTATACCGACTTCGACCCCCTGCTTTCCGAGGCGATGGTGGCTTATCTGGCGTGGCAGTTGTGTGGGGCGATTGCCGATGCGTCGGCGTCCACCATGGAGTTCTGGTCGAATCAGTACGCGCGGGCGGCGAGTCTGGCCCAGGGGATCGACGAGGCTGAGGGGCAGATCGACCGGATCTCCGGTTACTCCACGCTGGCTTCCTTCCGGCACGGGAGGTAAGGGTGGAAGTCCGCACGCTCCTGTCTGACTTCACCGGCGGGGAGGTCAGTCCCCGGGTTGATGCCCGGGCCGATCTGGAGAAGTACAGGAGTGCTGCGCGGAAAATCCGCAATGCCGTGGTATCGATGCAGGGCGGGGTGCTGCTGAGACGCGGAACTCAGCGGATGGGAACGGCGCTTGCCAGTGGGACCACGCCCGTTCCCGAGACGATCTTCATTCCCTGGAGAAGCGGGGACGCAGATAAGGATGATCTGCTCCTCGAAATCACCGGCCGAGTGGTGAGGGGGTGGAAGAACGGCGGGCAGATTCTGTCTGGTGGGATTCCGTACAGCATCGAGCTTCCGGTGGCGGTGAATGCGCGCACCCAGTGGGCGCAGCGGGGGAATCTCATCGTCATCACATCGGCCGACTTCCCGCCGGTCATTCTGACCATCAACGCAGAAAATTCCTGGTCGGCGGCGCTCATTCCCAGTGCGAACTATCCCCGGAGGGTGTACAGGGACGGCAAATCCCCGCCGAATCAGAATGCCGTCTACGACATCACGTTCGTGGGGTTTGCGGCCGGCAACACCTACAGCGTGTTCGTCGATGGGAAGTCGGTGAAGGAGCGGGTGCGGGTTCCGTTCATCGTTCCACGGACGGCGTGGCAGACCATGTTGGTCTCCTACTCGTCATCGACGGCGACGAACGTCAAGAGGCTCCGCGATGCCATCCTGCGTTCGAGCAGCATCAAGAACCCCGATGAGGTGGCGGTCTCGTATATCTCTGGTACTACCTACCGGGTGACCTTCAGTGGGTCCATTGGTGGGTTGGCGTTCAACGTGGTGGCGTCAGCGGAGTCGTCGTCCCTGCGGGTGGAGGTTGCGACCAATGCCGATGGCAGGACCGGGGAAGAAAACGCCTGGTCCTATCCCACGGTCGTCACGTATGCGGGGGGGTATTACCAGTGCATTGCGGCCCATGTGTCCGCGGCGTCGCCCGTGCCGAGTGCCGATCCGGCCCGTTGGGTCGAGCTTGCGGACGCGCCTCCCTGGGAAGCGTTGCAGCCCAGTCAGCCGTGGTCTGGGGGGAGTATCAGCTATGGGACTGGGGGTCGCGGCTTCCCGGTGGCGTGTGCGTTTCATGACCAGCGGTTGATTCTTGGGGGGTCTCCGGATGCCCCCCAGACGTTCTGGGGGTCTGCCATTGGCGATCCGACCAACTTCAACCTGGGGGTGGAGGATTCGGAAGCCTTTTCGAGGGACATCGACGCCCAGGATGCGCCTGCGATCCGGTGGCTGGTATCCCAGCAGGGATTGTTGATCGGGACGTCGGCGGGGATTTACCAGGCCTCGGCGGAAGTCACCCTCACCCCGGCGGATGTGAACATCAAGATGTACAGCGCCGACCGGGTGGCTGCGCGCATGCCAGTGGTGGTGGGGAACGAAGTGCTGTGCATCTCCCAGGACCACACCACACTGCTGGCCATTCGCAGGAATGACCGCGTCGGTCCCTATGAAGCAGTTGATTTAACCGCTCTTGCCGAGCATCTGGGTCGCTACCGGATGGAGCGGTTGGTTTACTGTCGTCAGCCGCAGCCTCTGCTATACATCCAGACCCGTGAGCCGGGGTTGATCCTGGCCGTCACCTACAGTCGTCAGTACGAGATGGTGGCGTTCGCTCCCATCACCATCAATGGTGAGATCGATGCGATTGCTTCCCTGTTCGATCCGAATGATGGGGATGTGTTGTGGCTTTCGGTGCGGAGGGGGTTGAGTACATCGGTCGAGCGTCTGGCCCATCCCGACACCCGGGTGCCTGGGGCGGCGGATACCACTGCCACGGTTCACCTCGATGGTTGGGTGAGGGCGTCTGCTTCTGGTGGGGTGGTGAATGGGTTGCGGCATCTTCTCGGTCGCACGGTCACGATCCTGAACAGCGCTGGGGCAGTGCAAGGGACTGCGACCGTTGCGCCGGATGGTCCGCCGGGCCCCGAGTCGCCCGTGACGGTACTGAACCCAAGTGTGGAGCCCGAGACCAGTGGTTCTGACACCATCCTTCCCCACTGGACGACGGTGGCCGGGTCTGTCACCTATCTGCTTGGGACGGGTGGTAGAACCAATGGGACGGCGCTGATCTCGACGACCAATGCCGTCTACAGCGAGATTCGGTCCGCCCAGATTGCCGTGTCGCCAGGGCTCAGGTATCGCGTGAGTCTGTGGTGGAAACACCACGTGAGCGGGGTGGGTGTGGTGCCGCTGTATGTGCGCATCGTGGATAGCAGTGGGACAGTATTTGGTGGAGCAGCGGCGGGCCCGTTCCCGACCAACACCTCGACGTGGACCAAGGCAGAGGTGACGTTCATCGCCCCACCGGGGGCGACTCACATGACCATCGGTGCCATCGCGGGGTCTCTCGAGTCAGTCGTCGGTGTCTACATCGACGATGTAGAGGCTTGGGTACAGAACGTGAGTGATGGGGTGATCAGTACCACGGGATCGAATCTCGTCATCGGCGAACCCTTCCTTGGGGAAGTGGTGACGATGGAACCCTCGGACATGAACATCGGCCAGGTTATCGGCAAGAAAAAGCGGTACATGGACATTTCTGTCCGGCTGTACCAGTCGGCGTTGCCGAAGATCAACGGGGATCGTCCCAGTGACTACGATGCGGTGGACTATCGAGCGAATCCCGGGGCCCTCAGGACCGGGGAGTTCAAGGTCAACACTTCAGATTGGGATGATGGTTCCATCACCATTCAGATGGACCTTCCCCACCGGACTGAAGTCGTTGCCCTGTATGGTGACTTGAAGGTGAGTTGATGGCTAACCCGATTGCTGCAATTGCTGCTGGGGTTTCACTGGTCAGTGGTGTACTGGGACTGGGTGGTTCCAGGAAGGCCAAGAAGGCGGCCAGGAGGGCGGCTGCGGAAGCTGCGCGTCAGGAGAGGTTGGTTACCGAGGAGCGTCTCAGACAGCTTCTCAACCAGGAAGCCGCGCTTCGTGGCACGACCATTGCCCGTCAAGCGGGGGCAGGGGGGGT